TGCGCTCCTGAACGGAGCCGCCGAGCATGGAATCCAGCGCTTTCAGGCTCCAACTCCCGACGGCCTTGTCTCCGACAACACCAAGCCCTTTTTGCGCCTTCTCGGTTCCCTTGGCGGCGTCATCGGCCTTCTTCGCCTTCTCCGTGGTCCGCTTTTTCACCTCGTCTGCGGCGGATTGCCATTGACCTTTTGCGGCTTCGATTTCGGCTGTGGCCTGTCCCAACGCATCACGGTAGTGCTTCTGATTTTCGCCGATTTGCTGATTCATCGCATCGTCGATGGCCTGATTTGAGGAATTCCATTCCTTGTTCAAGGCTTCATGTTCTCCGGCCCGGCGATTTGCGGCGGAGGCGGACCGCTGTTCCCGGGCCTGTTTGTCCCCGGCGGTTTCCGCATCGACCTTGGCAATTTCGGCGTCCACGTTGACGCTTGAATCGAAAAAGCCCTTGAATTTAATCCACTTCTTTTCCAGGTAGCCGATGGTCGATTCAAAAGCCCCGATCACGCCGTCCCAGATGGCGTCCCAGGTGTTGGCGATTCCGTTTCCGATCTGCTGAAGACCGGACAACAGGCCATACCACAGGTTATTCCCGAGTTTCAGGACGGAATACACGGCGATGGTCCAGGTGTCGGAAAGAAAGTTTTTCAGTTCCAGCCAGGCTTTTTTCAGCGGGAAAAGACCTTCCAGCCAGACGACTTTCAACGCGGCAAGTCCGACTTTGGCGGCCCCGGCAAGGTCCCCGGCGGCCAACGCCGTTTTGATGACGCTCCAAGTCTCCCCGACAACCTTTCCGATTGCGGAAAACGCCGTCGCAAAATCCCCGGCCAGCCCCTTGACGGTGTTTGCGCAAATGGTCCAGGCGTCGGAAAGCCGAAAGACAACGGCAACCGCAACCGCGAACGCCGCGGCAAAAAGAAGCGCCGGAGAAGTCATCGACGCCCAAACCGCAATGGAAGCCGCCTTGATCCCGATGAACGCGACTTTCAGCAGCGAAAACGCGGCAACCAGTCCTTTGACGGCGACAATCGGAGCCAGAATTGCAAATTTCAGGGCGGATAATATCAGCGCAAGCCCCCCGACGGCCAAAGCCAGAACCTTTGCCACAACCGCAACCGCGATCAATGCCACTCCCAGCCCGGCGATTCCGGCCAGGATTCCGGCAAAAGTCAGTACCAGCGTCTTGTTTTTCGTGATCCATTCGGCAACCTGATTCAGCATCTTTGAAACCCGTTCGATATACGGGGCAATCGCGGTTCCGATGATCCTGCCGAGGGCGATTTGCACGCCTTCCACGGCGGACAGAAGCCGCCGGAACGCGCCGCCGGGACCGGCATCCATCTCCTTTGCCGTCTTTTCGGCGACGCCTCCCACTTCCTTGAGTTTCGCGATGAACTGGTTCAACTGCTGAATGTTTCCGCCGAGCTGAAGTCCTGCCAGCGATCCGCGAATATCGAAGATTGCCTCCGCGAACGAAAGCCGTTTCGCGGTCGGCATTTTCATCATGGCCTTGGCGATATCCGCCATGATTGCAGGCATGGAACGCAAGTTTCCGCTCGCGTCCTTCGTGGCGATTCCGATTCCGTTCAGTTTCGACACTACGTCCGACTTGACAAACTGCGAATACGCCTTCCGCAATGCCGTCCCCGCAAGAGACCCCTTGATTCCCATGTTCGCCAGAATTCCAAGCGCGCCGGAAACATTGATGAAACTGTCTTTTGCGGCGACGGCCTGCGGCCCGGCCATTTTCAACCCTTCCGCCAAGTCGCTCAGGGTCTGCGCGCTTCCGTTCGCCGTAGCGGTCAGAATGTCCGCAACCGAACTCATTTTCGAGGTTTCGATCTTGAAAACGCGCATGTTGTTGGCCGCGATTTCCGCCGCGTCCCCGAGTTCGGTCCCGGTGGCGCGGGCAAGGTTCAAAACCGACGGAATCGCCTGTGTGATCTCTTTCGGGATAAATCCCATGCGGCCGAGTGCGGTCATGCCTTCCGCAACCTGCTGCGCGGTGAATGACGTCTCGCGGCCCAATTTTTCCGCGACTTCGGTTAAAGAGACGAATTGCGCTTCCGTCGCGCCGGTGACGGCCTTCACCATCCGCATCTGGTCGTCGAAATTGGCGAACGTCTTGGTTGCGAATGCAAGCGGAGCGGCAACCATGGCGGAAATCAGAACCAGGCTGCGTCCCACCGACATGACAGCCGTGCTGAATGCCTTCAGCTTCCGCTGGGCAATCTTCAACCCCTGTTCCAATTTCCCCTGGTCGAGAGCGATTTCAATAAACGCCCGTCCCGCTTTTATGTTCGCACTTGCACTCATTTCGTCTCTTTTTTCGGCTTGCACCAAAGGTCACGCAAAATAGTCAACGGCGCTTTCAGCACCGGCGGCTTGCGAGTCTCCGCAAAGTACGGATTGAAATCTTCCGGTTTCGCCGCTCCGCTCTTATTCGGGTCGCGCATCAGATTGGCAACCAGCGCCATGAAATTGGACGTCTGGCCCCATTCCAGCTTTCCCCGCGCTTCGGACATCGTCATCAACTCGTGAAGAGTGAACGCGTCCGGATTTACTCCGCAGATTCCGGCGGCTTCGAGGACAAGCCGGTCAACCGTGCCATTTCGGAGGCCAGATTCTCCTCGAGCCCCGGTTCCTCCAGCACCGTTTTCAGCCGCTTCTTCGTGATCTCCTCGAAACGCCGCGTCGCCGCCAGAATCTTCTGAAACGCCTGACGTTTCGCTTTTGGGAAAAAATCAACGATCTCATCCAGCAGCGCATCCGTGGCGTAATCAATCGTATCCCCCACCATCGAGGCCCCGAAGTCCTCGTCGGACACCTTGTTTTTGTCGCATTCCGGCTTGCAGACCGCATACAGCACGTCCACCAGCAAAACCGGATCGGTCGAAAGCCGTTCCAGCAACTTGGTGTTCGGCCGGTTGTGTTCGTCGATTTCAACGATGGAATTCAAATCGACGTCGCAAAGCGCGCGAACCCGCTTGATCGTGGCGACATTGACCACGATCATCCAGGTTCTTCCGGTATTGTCAATGAAACTTTTCATTTGTCTTATTCTCCGCTGCCGGTGCTTCCGGTCACCCACTTCGGAACGCGGGTCGATTCGGTGGGTTTGGCGGTGACGGAAACCGACTGGCGGCTGGAAAGCGCCTGATCGATTCCGAATTTCGTGATTGCAAAGTCGGCGTCAAGTCCGCTTCCGGCCCCGTCGGTCACGAACAGCGCAATGGCGGATTTGTTGAGGAAGGCATTCAGAAACGCTTGGTAATCGGCGTTCGACGGATCGTTCGGGATGCCAAATTCGATACTTCCATCGAGAAGCCCTTCCACCACATTTTTCCAGCCGCCGGACGCGCGGGTGGTGACGTCGGATTCATCGGCTTCGAGGTTCAGCGTCAAATCCTTGACCTGCTTCACCTCGGTATCGCCGGTGCTTCCGGAAGCGCCCCGCAACAGTTTTGCTTCAAAACCAAATCTCGTACCCATAAAAAATCTCCTTATTGTTTGAGGGAATCTTCCCAGAACTGCGGCAGTTTCGAGGCTGACGCTTCGAGCGTCGGCCCCATCAGCGGACGTTTCGGATAGTCCTGCTTCCTGTACCGGCCGCCGAATTCATGGGCTTGCATCGACGTCCCCACCATGCTTGCGGCCGGACCGATTACCACCGTCATGGCCTGATTGTCCACGCCGAACAGGATGGACCGCTTCAACAGCCCGTGGCGGGTATGCGGCGGCGATCCCGGATCGGACGCCTTCGGACTCTTCGACACCATGTGCCGCGCAACCTGGCGGAGGTAAGCACCCGCCCGGCGCAACGCAACCAGACTGCCGCGCCGGTTGGCGTCCAATATCCGCTTCTCGTGAAATTCAATCAGGACTTTCACGATTCCACCTCCTGTTCGAATGTCAGGGTAGCAACACTGTAAAACAGACTCTTCCCCCGCAGATATTCGGCCGCGTAAATCGGATTGAACTCCACTTTCGTACACGTCGCGTCGCAAAAAGTCCGCAACTGAAACGGCAATGCGATGCGTTCCGCCAACGCCAGCAGCTCCGGAACATTCTCTTCTTTCGCCCGGCACATGACTCCGATCTGAATCTGATACGTCGCGTCCTGTTCGGACCGGGAAACCGGCTCGTATTTCTGCGACAACGGGACCACCACGACCCGACGTGCGGAAAGTTCCGCGAGGCTGATTTCCGGAGCAAACGCCAATTCAGCGTCATACTCCGCCAGCGAATCGGTCACGGCTTTCGCAATGGCGATCAACTGCGAGGTTTGATTTATTTCACTCATCGACGGCCCCCATGAATTTGGTGTGAATCCGGAGGCTCTTCCCGAAATTGTCGGAAAACCGCCAGACCGGTTCCCCGTTCGGTGCAAGAACCTCGTACTTGTTGCCGTCCCAGCGGATTTCGTCGCCGCGTTCCGGGATAAATCCCGGAGCAGCCACGAGGAAATCCACGGACCGTTCCCGAATCGTTACGCCGTACTCATTCTCCGTCCGGAAAAGGGTGGAGCCGATACAGGCGGAGAGCTGCAGCGGATCATCCGTCCCGCGCCGGTATTCGACCGGAACGGAACAGGAGTCCGCCAGTTTCTTTGTCAGAAGGCCAGCGCCCTTTTCCATCAGGTTCATGGTCAGCCGATCCTCACCTGAACCGTCGCGTCGGCGGCGGCGGCGGCGGCCACGGCATAGCCGAGCAGCTTGTTGCTCCCCTCGGTGGCCGTGGCAACCTTGTCGGCCGCATTCCAGTAGACGGCAGCGCCCGCCGTGATCGCGGCGGAATCCTTTTCGACTCCCCAGACGCCGGTGACGGCAACCGCGCCGGTCGCTCCCGCCGCGATGTTGAACTGCGCAATTCCGATCAGGTTGCCGATCTGCACCACGTCTCCGGCCGCGACCGCCGCGTCGGGCACGTAATCGATGGACCTGCCTTCATAAAGAAAAACAGCTTTCATGATCTTTGATTCTCCTTATTTTTACTCGCTGACACCGGTGACTTTGATTCCGGCCTTCGGGTCCTGCTTGCGGACGCCGAAGTCCATGTAGCCGCGAAGCTGAATTCCCAGGGTGTTGAATTCGGACGCGCTCGACTCGATTTTCGGAGTCTGGACGCCGTTCAGAAACACCGCTTCGACGGCCGCGCGGAATTTCGGATCGGCCAGCAGGTACCAGGCCGTCGCCGAATTTCCGTCGATGCCGGAATCTTCCAGATACGGGGAGACGACCGGCTGGTACTTCTTCGCGTGCGGGTTGTTGTCGGTGATGACCTGCGCCGTGCTTCCGACGCCGGTTGCGATAAGCTGGGTCCCGTTGAACAGCTTATCGGCGGTCACTTCGTTGGACGGTCCCACCAGCAGCTTGGTCGGCTTCGCGCCGATCAGCTTTTTCGTTTCGTCCTTGAGCAGCCGGAACATCTTCACTGCGGCGGTCAGGCCGTCCACGCCCAGCGGATTGCCGGGGAGCAGGTTCCCGTTGGCGGCCTTGAACAGCGTTCCGTTGTCCATGAACTCCACCCAGAAAATTTCGTTGAAGCTGGTGCCGGCGGCGATGCCGATTTCGTTCGGAATCCGGGTCAGCGCGCCGAGGTCGTCGTTGATGATGTCCTGCCGGGTGATTCCGATCATCAGCCCGTAGGTGTCGGCCGCGTTCTTGAATCCGGTCTCCGAGAGGCTTCCGTGCTTGAGTTCGCCGCCCTGCCCGACTTTCTGGAATTTGAAATCCGCTCCTAACCGGTAGCGGGTCACTTCCTTGAAGTCGTTCACGGAATTGACGGCGGCGATTTCACGCCAGCTCTGGCCCACATAGGCGAAGCCGTCCAGCAGAAACTTGTTCGCCACGTTGGAAAAGATTCCGGGAAGGCTCACGCTGGTAAAACCGGCCGAAACGCCACGTCCGCAAGCGGCGGCCGTTACGTCGATCCAGTTCCCCTGGGTGATGTAACGTTCGGTACAGCCGTTCGCCCACGCCGCCTCGAGGATCATCTGCTGCAGACTGATTCCGGAACGGAAGCGCTGCGATGCGGCGTCAACCACCGGCGCGGACATGGCGCGAATCACCTCTTCCCCGGCGATTCCGCCCGAAAGCATGGCGGCGGCCTGAAGGACCTGCCCCGGATTCGCGCCTTCGCTGCCGCGATTGATGATGTTGAACGCTCCCGCGCTCGGGCGATCCTTGCGAAGCGCCGCGACAAGTTCGGTCTTCGCCTTGTCCGCCGTCCAGTGTTCGGAGAGCGCCCGCGCCCGGAGTTCCGGGAACTCGGTCCCGAAGGCAGCGTTGATCGCGGTGATCCGCGTGTTTTCCTGTTCGTCCCGCCGTTGCAAGGCCGCGTTTACGGCAGCCAGAACAGCCGGGTCGGTTTCACCTCCGCCGATTGCGCCGCCCGCCGTCGCCGTCACCTGCGGCGTCTTGGGCGGATTGTCGCCGCCGGGTTCCGGACTCCCGCCGCCGTTCGCCTTCACGCGTGGCTGACTGTCGAAATCCGCCTGTTCCTGCGCCTCGGTCCGCTGAATGCTTTCCAGATGCGCCCGGACTGCGGCGTCATCGGCACCATTGGCAAGGCCATACCTCGCAATGATGAAATTTCGCAATTCCTGTTTCATGTGACCTCCTTCGATCTGTTGGGAATTGTTGATAAACCCCGCAGCAATACGCATGTGGGTATTGTTGTCCGCGCCGACTGCGACAACGGAAACTTCCCGAAGTTCGCACTTGCGTACAACGTTGACCGGGCCGGTGAATTTCTGGCCGTTCACTTCAACCGTCGCGTTTGCGTCGATGGCTTCCAGTTGTTCGGCCGGGCCGGTTCCAATGGAGAGCTGCCAGTCGTATTTCTTGCCGCTCGACACGATTCCGGCCCCCAGCTGCGTCTCGTTGTCGATGCTGCCGGAAACCGAGAGTTTTTTCCCGTCATTTTTCACACTCATGGTTCCCAGCCGGTAATTCGGAGCGTTGTAATGGCTGTAAAGCAGCGGAATCTGCGGGGAAACCGTCAGCCCCAGCAAATCCACGACCACCGGGCATTCACTCCACGGCTGCCAGAACTGACCGCCGGAATAGGCGACGCCGGTAAAATTCGACTCGTTCCGGCTGACGGCCTCCGCCTGAATCACCACGTTTTTCCCGTTCGGCGCGGCCGCTTCAATCGTCTTATTTTTCGTCTTCATCCTCATTATCCTTTTTGTTATGGGGAAGCGCGGGAACGGCGGCCGGTTCACTCAACCCCAACGCCTCCATGCGCTTCTTTTCCTTCGCGCGCTGTTCCAGCACTTCCTCCCAATCGCGCCCCTCCCGGGCGCACTCGATGGCAAGGGTCGTGGTGTTGTTGTCCAGCCGCTGTTTCTGTGCGACGCTTTCCTTCTGCGGGTCCACGTGCTGTCTTCCGTCCCAATACCATGTATGCGGCGGCAGGGTGCCGCTGCCGAGTAATGGCGCGTTCGTCGCTCCGCTCCTTCTTGCGCCACCGGGGGAAGTCCCCCGGCCCCCCTGTCCGGCGGTTGGTTCCGTCAGCGTGTATTCCCGCAACCAGTGCGACAGAATCAATTCAAGCGCCACATGTTCCCAACTGTTCCGCTCCACTCCCAGAAACTTGTCGTATGCCTGATAGTCCAGACGGCCTGAAGAGTAGTTATATCCGGAACTGTCGCCCAGAGCCACGTTTTTCGGCAGACTCAAACAGCGCGCAACCTCGGTTTTGACCTGCATTGCAAAATTGCTCTGGCTGTCGGTCGGATTCTGCAACAGGTGGGAATGCAGCTTCATCCCCGGCGGAAGGGCGGCGAAACTGTCACGCGGCAAGTTGAATTCCTTCCACGGCGGGACTTCGATGTCTTCGTCACTCATGTTTTCCGACTCGATCACGCCGGAAATATTCGCCGATGTTTCCATCTTCTTGACCATTGCCAGCGTGTAGCGCCGAAGCAGGGCGAACAGCGGCAGGGCCGGAGTAATTTCCGGGATGCCGCGATGCTGGCCGGGCCGGTCCTGCCGGAAGAGGTGAATCATGTATTGCGACGAAACCCGCGCCGAATCGTTCGGCATTCCGGCGAACCGGCCGCCGGGGTGATATTTCAGAACATTGTACCAGACGGGGTTCCCCCATTCGTCGAACTGGATGCCGTCGATGTTCGATTCGTCCAGCTGCGCGCCGTCCAGAAGATTCGTCACTCGGTCCGCCTCGACCAGCAGGATGTCCAGCTTGACACGGTTCCGCAAACGCGGATTGTAACTCACCATCAGAAACGATTCCCCGTCCCGGCATTTCGTTTTCTGCGCGGTTTGCAGCAGCTCCGCCAGCCCGA